AGAATCTGGCGATACATCAATCGAAGGTGATTCACTTGATGAACAAACTAAGATGGGACGAATTGTCGCACCATCAACAAATGAAGATTCGATCGAAGTAACATCTTACATGGTGCCTGGAGATGAAGCCACAGACGCTATTATCAAAGCCAAACATGATGGTAAACAGATTAAAGTATGGCGTGTTATCGTTGATAAGCGACTAGCTGTTACTGAAGACGATCACAAGGCATATCCGGCAATGTTTGGTTATGGTATTGTCGATAGTGCTGATATTTCAGACGAAGATTCATTCTCTGAAATCGATTGGACGATTAACATCTTAGGCAAGCTGGTTGACGGTACATTCCCATTAACCGATGCTGAAGTTGAATCATTACAAGCGCTATACGATTATGAACGCCCAGGTGAAAAGACTGGCGAATTTAGTGACGCAGCTACGGCTGTTGCCATTACACCATCAACGTTTAGTGTTAAAGTCGGTGAAACGTATCAATTAAACGTAACAGGCCCTGATGATGTTGTTGTTTCGTCATCTGATACGTCAAAAGCCACCATTGACAGCTCTGGTAAAGTTACAGGTGTTGCTGCTGGATCAGTAACTATTACTGCAACTAGTGGATCGTTAAGTGCTACATCAGCTGGTACCGTAACTACTGCTTAATTAGGAGGATTAACGAGATATGAAAATTGGTAATACCGAGGTTAAATTTAATTTTAAAGCGCTGTTCCGTGCTAACGCATTGCTTAGTACACAAGCAGACGCAAAAGATGGTGCAAGTCAATTATGGTTACAATTTGTAACCGGTGATGAAAACGAAGCCGTGTACAATGCGTTGCGTGTATTAATTACTGATAAAAAGGATTCTGAAATTGAAGATCTGATCGACAGTGATTATTCAGACGGTGATAAATTTGAAGAACTTTACAAGGATCTTCAATCAGAACTTGAAAAGTCGTCTTTTTTCCGTCGCGCCGCGAAACATTGGACAGACTTAGTGGAAAAGAACACAACATCACTACCACAAAAAACAGCGGAAGAGAGAACTCAAGCGAAGGCGATCAAAGATACTTTGGCCGAAATGAAGAAGAGTCTCTCCTAATTGACTTTGCACGTAAGGGAATCTTCGATCCGGAGATTCCCTTTTCTTTATATCTTTGGGAAGCAAAAGCTATCCTTGACGGGGCAACTCTAAAAAATATCGATGAGAGGCGCAATAATTTAGAGTTGTCCGCGTTCAATGCTGGGATAACTAATGCTAAGAAACCAAAAACAACAATCAAAAAAATGCAGAGAGAATTAGAAAAAGAAGAAGAACAAGTGGTTCAAAATAAAAAAGGCCGTAAAAAGCCTGATCTTGAAGCGCTTAAACGAATCAACGATTTGTTTAATCACGGAGGTGAATAATATATGGCACAAGTAGCAGCTACTTTTATAGCTGATATATCAGGGTACTTGGCAGCAATGGATAAGATGGCTAGAAGCACGACTACAGCGACTAAAAGCGCATCAAGTTTGGGTAGTAAAGTGTCAAGTGCTATGAGTACGGTTGGTAAAGTGACTACCGCGGCTGGAGCAGCAACTACTGCAATGGGTGTTAGTGCATTAAAGTCTTACGGTACATTCCAACAGTCGCTTAACAAGGCCGCTATTATAGCCGGAGGTACGTCTAAAGATATTGGCGAGTTAGCAGATATGGCTAACAAGATGGGTGCTGAATTACCACTTAGCGCACAAGATGCAGCCGATGCCATGGTTTCAATGGCGCAAGATGGTGCGTCTATTAAAACAATTACCAAGGAGTTCCCAGCAATTGCGGAAGCTGCAACTGCGACTGGTGCCGACCTACAAACAACGGCTGGTACAGTTCAACAATCTATGAACATTTGGGGTGAAAGTCTTAAATCACCATCACGTGCAGCTGCAATTTTAACTCAAACAGCTAACTTGTCTAATGCAAGTATCGAAGATATGTCTGGTGCTATCGCCAACATCGGCGGTGTAGCTAAAAACGCTGGTTATGGTATGGGAGATATGACAGAAGCAATTGGGTTAATGACTAACAAAGGGTTCACCGCTCAACGTGCTTCACAAGATTTAGCTCATGCAATCATTGCTATACAAGCTCCAAGTGACAAAGCACAAGGGGTAATCAGCGATTTGGGACTTAAATTTACAGATGCAAGTGGAAAAATGAAACCATTCCCACAAATTCTACGTGACATAGCCAACGCAACAGATGGCATGTCACAAAGTCAGAAGGTTGCAGCTTTAAAAACAATGGTTGGGACTGCTGGTATGCAAGCGATGCTTCCATTGCTTGATTCAGTTAATGATAAGTCAGGAAACACGGCTACATCATGGGACGCTTATGCAAAAGCACAAGATGGCGCAAGCAGTTCTGGCGCCGTTGCTACCAAGTTTTTAAAAAATCAAGCCACTGACATGCAACAGAATATTGGTTCTAAGATTGAGCAAGTTGGCGGTAACTGGGAATCGTTAAGAAACAAGTCACTTGCTGCCAAAGGTGGCGTAAACGGTGCGATGGTTGATATGATTAATAAGACCATCACATGGGCAACTGAAAGCAATAGTAGTATTGCACAAGTAACTAGAAGTTTCATTGGATTATCACCAGTAATTGGACCGGCTGTAACAGCAACCGGTGGATTCATTACTGCGGCTAGTAAAATATCAGGTGTTGCAATTGGAGCGGCTAAAGGGCTTGGCAGAATGGTTACGGGAAGTGCTAGTCTTGCTGGTAGATTGTTAGGGATTGGTAGTGCAAGTAAAACGGCAACCGAAGCAGTAACACCATTAGGATCTGCAACAAAGACAAGTTCTAGTGCTTCGGCTGCTTCGGCGGCTAATTTCTTAAAAATGGGTGCAGCTATTGCTTTGATTGGTGCTGGAGTTTATGCTGCTGCACAAGGTATCAGTGTATTGGTCGATGCAGCAATTCGATTATCTAATGCTGGTAGTGGTGCACAAAAAACTATGGCTGCCCTTGCAATTGGGATTGTAGCTCTCGGAGGTGCATTTGCATTATTAGGGCCGGCATTGACAGCTAATGCCGTTGGTATTGGAGTATTCGGTGCGGCCGTATTAGCAATTGGCGCTGGGGTGGCTGCATTTGGATTAGGGATCAACCAAATATCAAAAGCAATTGTAATGTTGTCAGGACACATGAATGATATTGTGCCAGTTATGGCTAACCTTGGAATTGGATTTGCAGCAATGTTAACAAGTTTCTTAAACGGTTTAGTAACGGCAATTCCACAATTAGCAACGTCATTCATTTCAATTTTTACCGGATTCGCAACAGCAATCGCGACCCATGCGCCACAACTCATGGCGTCATTCGTTCAAATTTTAATTTCATTCACAAACGCAGTTATCACGAATGCACCAATCATTGCCGCACAGATTACCGCAATGATGTTGGCATTGATGGCAGCTATCGCTACAAATGCGCCGAAGTTGATTTTAGGATTTACAAACATGATGTTATCGTTAATGGATGCGATTGCCACAAATGCACCAAAATTGGTTTTAGGATTTACCAATATGATTGTTTCATTGTTAGGGTCATTGGCGGCCAATGCGCCAAAATTGGTCTTATCATTCACAAATATGCTTGTTAGTTTTATAAATGCGCTAGCTCAAAACGCGCCTAAGATTATTGCTTCATTAGCAACTATGCTCGTTAATATGTTGAATGCGATTGCTGCAAAGGCACCTTCCATTATCGCTGCGTTTTTCAATATGATTGATAATTCATTGAATGCCATCACAAAACAAATGCCTAAATTTATCAAGGCCGGTGCAGATTTTATCGTTTCAATTCTCGAAGGAATTGCGAATAATATTGGTAAAATTGTCACTGCTGCGGTCGATGTTGTCGTTAAGTTTATCAATGGAATTGCTAACAACCTTGGTAGAGTGATTAGTGCCGGTGTTAATTTAATTGCTAAATTCATACAAGGTGTCGTTAATCAAATTCCTAGACTTGCAGACATTGCTGTAAATGCTGTTATGAAATTCGTCAATGGTGTTGGTTACGCATTAGGTCGTGTTATGGGTTCAGGAAATGAATTAATCAACCAGTTTATTAGTGGCGTTAAGTCTGGGCTATCTTCGGCACAATCTTCTGGTCAGTCAGCCGGTAACGCGGTTAAAGATGGGGTATCATGGACTGATCTATTTTTCAATGGTTCAAGTATTATGAACAGTTTCCTAAATGGTTTGCAATCTGCATGGGGAGGCGTTCAATCGTTTGTTTCTGGGATTGCTGGTTGGATTCAAAATCACAAAGGTCCTATCAGTTATGATGCTAAGCTACTGATCCCTGCTGGTAATGCAATGATGAATGGTTTAAATTCTGGGTTAATGAACAGCTTTGCTACTGTTCAGCATAATGTATCTGGTATGGCTGATAAGTTATCTGAAAGCATTAATTCGGTAGCCGGTGACATAAAAACTGGTGATCTATCAATGCAAGCCGCAAGCTATCAAGGTGGAAGTATTGATCAGAACATCGATACTAATAATTGGGTTAAGCCAACATATATCGTTCATAATGAATTGGTTGGCGACAAGATTCGTACGATTGTTAGTCAAGGTCAAGCAGATGACCAAGTCAGCAGTAAGTTTTTTATGAGTTAAAAATGTAGTTTAATGAATTAAAGCCTG